TCTCGCTGGGCCATCCAATTAAGCATATCATCGGTCTGGGTACGGGCAGGAGTAGCTGTACCCCCCATACCTGTCATGTATTCGAAGTACTCCTGACGAGCGGGGCCCTCCATACTATCCCACAGACTCGAGATAGCAGCTCGACTACTACTAGTATCAACTACCCTATCATAGAAAGCATCAGCTAGCACCATCTCCATAGAGGCGTCGGTACCAGGCGGTATAAAGTTAGGGTCCATTAATACTTCTAGAGGATTATAGCCCTGTAATAATCTACTGCGCGTATCCTCAGGAATACGGTAGAGAGCATTCCAACGAGCACTGTCATTAAATCGATTACTAGAGAATAGTGAGCTATTGATATCCATCAGTAGAGTACAAAACCTATTAAATAGAGCTATAGCTGAAAAACTGCCTACTTTAGCGGGCAGTGGCCTCATAGGATTATATCAATCAGCTTATCTGATATCTTATAGCACATACATGGAGAGACGTTATGCACACTATCACATTACCGAAGGGCCAATTCGAGGTTAGCTTCAAGCCGCCCCTGGTTCACGACCGTCGCGAGATGATCAAGCATTATAATAAGGAGTGCGGCCTATTACCTGAAGAAGTACTAGCTATCCGTTGTATTGTTAACATCAATGGCCGGGTTCTGGATAGCGATGCCTACGACTACGAACCCGATGGTATCACCGACGACTGGTGTGTCGAGGACCAACAATACTTTATGGAGCTATTCAGTACCCTATATCTCATTGACGATAAAGGGCGCGAGAAGGCCCAAGCGGAGGCAAAAAAGCTTATGGGTGTTTCCACGCGAGCTACGACTACAAAATCGAAGCAAGCCATCTAAACATTCATCTAACGTACTTCCACCTAATAAACACTGAGTTATTCTGTAAGAATGCCGCGCTCCAGCGTATAGCCGATCCTCTGCTACAAATTGCCGGCAGTATATTCCCTAGTGCTAGGTTTATAGTATCGCCGCCACCTGACCCCTATCTACCCGTTATTAAACATAACTATGTAGTTCAGGTGGCGCAGAACTATACCAAGTACTATCAGCTAGAGAAGTGGGTTATAATAGCTAGCGTCACTGGTATAGGATTGCAGGAGTTCATTCAGCAAGACGAATATATGCAGGAGGCCGCTTATCAAGCGGCGTCTAACTATATTCAGAATCAGAATAAGAAACAACAGCAATCCCTAGAAGAAATGACTAAATCTTTAGAGAATATGAACTCTAACCCACTATCTGATATTAAGAGACCCTCATTCTGGTGAATATGGAAGTACGTAATACCACCACGCCAGCAATACGCCGGCGCACTATCTACGCTATGGAGCACCTAGGCCTAGCCACTAGTTATCTATCTGAGGATGGTGGCTATAAACGAGCAGGCAAGCCTACCTACCAGCAGCTGAGTGCCTGGGATGAGGCAGCGCAGGCGGAGCCTATCATAGCGCAGGGCCTCGACTCTATAGCACTGAGCGTGCTTAATAAGGTCGGGCCCTATCAACACGGGGATAAGCGCATTAAGAACTTCATAGATGACCAACTACGCAATAGAGCCAAGACATGGATATCTCATTGCGTGAAGTCTATTATGACGTATGGCTTCAGTCTAAGCGAGCAGATATACGCCCACGGCACGCGAGATAGTATGCCGGCTACGGTATTAGATGACATAGTTAATTATCACCCACTACAGGTCATGCTCATCACTAACGACAATGGCCGTATAGTAGATGGTGATACAGTAACAGCTAGTCAATACAAGTCGGGCTACTGGGTGCCTCTGCCTCCCTATAGAATAGGAGACCCCCCTAAGAGAGTAGACGTGGTAGGTAGTCATGTACGGCTCCCTAGTCACAAACGGCTATTCATTAACTACAACACTAAGGGTAATAATCCCTGGGGTACCAGTTGCCTCACTAGCGTGCTAGACTACTCTATCTTTAAGCGGGCCTTCCGAGATATGATGCTCATAGCTCTAGACCGCTATGGTACCCCTCTCATATACGTAATAGTGCCACCCGGTAATACGGGCGTAGTAGAGGAGGCCCCCGATGGTACAGAGATAACCACTACTATAGCGGAGCAGGCAGAGGACGCACTCCGTCGTCTAAGCACCGACTCTGGCTTAGTATTAACACAGCTCAGTAAGGAGCAGCCGGTACAGGTGGGGGCCCTAACTACAGGTAATAACTTCAGCGACTCATTCGAAAGAGCCATATCACTCTGCGATAACAATATGCTAATGGGTATGGGTATTCCTAACCTACTGATGCAGAATAGAGAGACTACCTTTGGTACAGGCCGGGCCAGTGAGATTCAACTAGAACTCTTCGATGGTAAGATCAACAGTATATTCGATACAGTGATACACGCCTTCACTGAGCAGGTCATAGGCAATCTAATCAGGTTGAACTTCGATCCTGCACTATACCCACTGGCTAACAACACGGGCTATATAACTCGTTTACCGGGGAGGGCCACTGATCTAGCAGCACTGATAGATGCCATTAAGCAGATGCACGACATGGGCTTCCTAGTAGATGGAGATAAGGATCACATACGTTCCATTACTGGATTACCCGATGCCATTAGCTCTACCTAGGTTTTACGCGATGACGTAGATCATTCTGCCGCGCTCGGTATGTTAGGTGCCAGTCTCGCAGTATGAGATGTTTACAGTAACCTCGCTGAGGGCAACTACAGTCTGTGCCATGTATTTGATAGATATCACCACGAGGTGACTCTACTATCTCACCTCCCTCAACTGCAGTATAAGTGTAGCCCTCAGTTAGCATGCGGCCGGCCAGGTAATTATAATATGTAGACTCGAGCGTACCTTGTAGTAAAGAAGCTATATCTATTTTATAAGGCTTGGTACTCAACCCCTCATCGAGGTTGAAGACCAGAGAGGTATCTTTAATAGTCGCATTACGAATACGGCGAACGAGAAGTCGCTCTAGAGCCTCTAAAGCCAATAATCTTTCTAATTGCATATTTCCTACCTTTAGTGATGTCAATTAATACAAACTAATGAAGCCACCAGCAATTACGCTTATGCCCGAGACTATTGATACCTCTATTGTAGAGGATAATTTAAGTATAGATAACCCTACCTTCGAGATATCAGGACCCCCGCCTAGCGCAGCCGAAGCCCCATTGGTTGAGACTACGCTTATCGAGATTGAAGCGGCTAGAGAGTGCACTGATGACTTCTGTCCAGTCAACATAGAGCATAACGGCCCCAGACTATTCAGCTCAGCTGCTGTAGGAGACGCCAGTATAGAGTTATTAAAGGGTAAACTAAGAGTACCGCAGGCCAAGATAGGCACCTGGAAGCACAACACCTACGGTGAAGTAACCTTCACCATGGAGAAATTCACAGAGGCCATCACTAACTTCGAGAATGATGTACTAGGCTTTGAGCCATACCTTACATTCGGCCACCCTATTGAGAGCTCCGACGTTAATAGCTACGATGAATTTATAGAGACTGCAGAAGCACTTGATGGCCAGCGTAAGCGTGGGGACCTCGAGCAATTACGCATTGAGGGCGACATGCTGGTGGGATACTACACACCTAAGTCAGAAGCCTATGATGCAGTTAGCAGGGGAGAGTACGAATACAGCTCAGGCGAATTCCTGACTAATTTCACTGATAAGAATACAGGAGTTAATCGAGGAACTGTATTAGTTAGAACTGCATTAACTAATGCCCCATTCATTCCTCATAGAGAGAAGGTAGTGGCACTTAGCCAGAGCCCACAAACAATAGCCGGAGCAGTGTTTAAATTAAGCGCAGTTATACCTGAACAAACAATTTCTAATCAAACAACTATGTCGGATGAGATTATTATGGAAACTCCCGAGACCGAGATCGATACTGTCCCGGCAACGGAGCCCTCACTAGCAGTGGCTAAAGATGCCCTTGAGAGTATGCGCCTTAATTTAGAGGCGGTATACGAAGAGAAGCTAGCAGCTATGACTAAGGCTCAGTCTGATGTAATAGCTACCCTCACTAAACAGTTAGAGGCTATCGAGGAAAAGCTATCGATGACCCAATCTGTAGCTCAGGCCTATTCTACTGAGGTGAGTGTTAGAGAGAAGGCCAACCGTACTAAGCGCTTACAAAGCAGAGGTGTACCCCCTGCGTTAATTGAGCGTTTCAGTTTATTAGCCGATGCACTCCACGGTGGTTCTCGTGTTATTAAGCTTTCTACAGAGGCTGGCGGCGAGCGTGATGTAACCGATGAATTAGAAGAGCTATTAAATATTGCTGTTAACAGTAAGCCCGTAGTAGTGCAACAGTATGGCCAGAGCGCAGCCACCCGCCCATCTGGTCTAGAAGCCCAGCTCCGCGAGCTAGCCCAGAAGAACTGGGATTCAGCTAAGAAATCCAAGGTCTAGTCCTAATTTACTAACTTCCCACTAATATGGCAGATATTCCGAGCCCCAACTTTCAAGCGCTTATCAGCAGCCCCTACTTAGTAGACAACACTACGTTCCCTCGGGAGCCTGTATACACTGAGTTAGCCCGCTCTATTCTCGCTAAGTTACCTGCGACCCCTCTCAGCACTGTATTCCCCGATGAGACTATTGCTGAGCGCATTGTCATTGCTGAACACGTCATCGAAGGCGTCGATACTATTTTCCCTGTGGTTGAATGGGGTGCACCTGACCTATTCGTTGATGACGATGGCTATACAGTGTATCGCCAATCCTACCAACCCCTTCCTATCCGTCAATCGATGTACATGAGTTATGCCCAACTCAATAACACTGTGAGAGAGGGTACTACTAATGAACGCGCTACTGCTGCTGAACAGATTGAGAAGAAACTCACCCGTCAAATGCAGAAGCATCAATTAACCTGGAACGTGTTCCAGGCTGCTATGATGCTCGGCGGCATCAATTACACTGATCCTCGTTCTGGAGTTCGTGTTAAGGCCCCTGCGTACATCCCCGCGCGTAACTTCTTTAACTTCAACACTACCCAAGGTTACCGTGGCCGTAATGAGGCCCGTTTATTCCGTAACCTCGTTGATTTAAACGCAGGCGGTACTCCCAGTTCAGGCATTCCTATCACTGATCCTCAGTTTGCTCTCTCCAACTTTGCACGTCGACTAAACCGTTGGTTTAAGGATACCAATAAATCGGATATCACCGATATGTATATGGGTCCCGAGATGCGTGACGTTATCCTCATGTCTGAAGAAGCTCGTCTCGCACAAGGCGGTATTATCCCTAGGCTCGGCGCAGTGTTTGGAGACAGCACAATTGACTCCAACGGCAGTGGTGGGTCCTTTGGCCCCCTCCCTCCTGGTGGATTAGGAACTGGCATGGGCCTAGTATTAGGTACCCGCGGCGAGATCCTCTCTATTGCGGGAATCAACGTTCACGTAGTAGATACTATCTACAAGGACCCAGTTGATGGCGTTGAGAAGCGCGTATGGCCTAAGAACAAAATTGTAGCTGTCAGCTTCCGCGATAGCAATGGTAACGTAGAAGCACCGGGTAGAACTCAGTATTGCTCTAGTGAAAACAGCATTGATAGCCCCGGCTTATGGACTCGTACTGTTACTGATGTTCCTCCTCCGGCAGCACCTGGTATCGCGGTTCAGATGGGTAATGCGGGTCTTCCCTACTTCAAGTTCCCCTATCGCGTCTGCCATGTAACTCCCTGTACCGTACAGCAAATCAATGAGCGTCTAGGTATCCAAGGAGACCTATTCTTCCCTGGTTTATAATTCCTCACCCCCCACATATCTTTAAACTATGTCTATCCAGAATGTTTGGCAGGCTCTCCCTGGAGCGCGTAAGCCGATCTACGATACGCTGTATGTGCTGGGTGGGGTAACTACCGCCCCCACCGCAGCTGTACAGGCCTCTCCTAACGAGGACACGATTAACTTCACTGGTGGAACCATCGAGTTCGATGGTATTCCTATTTCTCTCAATGGCTTATCTCTTGATTTCGGCGCTCTTGGTTCTCTTGTAGCACAAGGACAGCGCTTTGTAATTAGCGCAGTACCCAGTTACTTAGAACCTATTGATAAAACTGCTGCTGCTGCTGCTGGCGTCAATTACTTCGTTAACTACGATGCTAATCTTGAGGCCTACGCTGAGGTATTCATCAGCCCCGCTGCCGAGGCTGCTGTAGCTGCTCTTGGTGGTATCGATAATGTGCGTAACCGCGTATTCAAGGGATCGGCTAGCGCAGCTGATATTGTAGCCTTCAACAATTACGAAGAAGAGCGAGCTAAGAGTACCAGCCGTCCTTATGCTCCTTATCCTCTCGTTCCTTCTGGCGTGCGCCTAGTTCTCAAGGAAGTAATTCCCCAGACCAATGCAGCATCCCAGAATCTCTTAGAGAACATCACCTCTACTGCATTTCTCGAGTTGAGCGCTCAGGTACCTGAGTTCCCTGCAGTCCGTAAGGTATTTACTAAGGCTGAGGCTGTAGCCCGCTATAACACTGCTGGTAAATCCTTCTTAATTAAGCCCGGCACTGCGTTCCATTACGCCAACATTGGCAACGCTAACTCTGGCACTGCGGGTACTGTTGTTGCTGACATCAATAACATCAACGCTGTGTCTGGTACTCATGTCTCTGTGTTTGAGTATTACATGCCCAGCACTACTGCGTCTGCTCAGACTGGTAACGAACCAGCTATCCAGCGCGTATTAACTCGTTCTGACTCTGCATTACTAGGTCGCATCAATCCTATCTACTTAGCGAATGAGGCTCCTATGCGTAAGGTCGGAAAACCAGGTGACTCTCGCCTGACTAAATGGGCTGATCCCACTGACCTAGTTGAAGTGACTGTAGGCCCATCTGATGCTCTCACTATCTCCCGCACTATCTACAGAAGCTTAATCTAGTAGTGCGATGCTTATATAAAACGCTAGGATTTCTCCTAGCGTTTTATATTATGGAATGTGTTAAATTGTATATGATATCCATTTTCCAAATATATGACTACATTAGTACTGACCATCCTAAGTCCCTTTGACTATGAGTTCGGGGGCAAAAGTCGCGCTTACTTCACAGGAGATAGACCTCACTTCGACCTTAATGATGTACAGGCGAAAGAGGAGCTCAAGTTTCTAGTTAGCCCGCAGTCTATTCATCTAGATTACTTCTATCTCGATGAGTATCAACAGGGCTATAAGGAATTAATGGATGAAGTAAACCGCGAGGGCGCTAACTACGATTACATTGAAGGCGAGGTTACCCACGGCGTCTCTACTCAAGAAGAGAGTTTCATCAGTTACGAAGTATATGATATCCCAGTGGGTTTACCAGGAGAGCCTCTAGTACCTATTGAAGAAAAGGCTCCTGAGTTAGGAGAGTCCGGTATGCCTCCCGTAGAGCCTGAGATCTACAATGAAGATGATGACGATACTACGGTCTTCCTGACAGCAGATGGAAAGGAGATTGAGGTTAGCACCGTTAACAGCCCTACCCTCATTAATGCTGCTAATTTAGATAGACGAGCCCAGTTAGAAAAACTGACATCTAACGAAATCAAGGATATAGCTGTAGAAAAAGGTATTCGTTTCATCGGTAAGGCGCGCACTATTGATGCCCTAATGAACCTTGAGTAACCGGAGGTTACATTGAACAGTTTTGGCCAGAGTGGTCCCATCCGCACCTATATAGAGACTAACCGCGAAGCATTCCTCGATATGGTAGTCTCTCACAGTGTTCTATTATCAGCCTATAGACGACGGCAGGATGAGGTAGTGGCTGTAGCGCTGCAACAGGCCTATCCGCGCATGGGCTTGATACTGAGCGCAGCCCGCGCTCTGGATAACACATATCTATTCGGCGATACGTATCCCATAGTATTCCAGCGAGTAGTCGAGATACTCAGTGATTCTAGCGGACCATTCCAAGAGGGTCTACTGGCCATAGCAGCTACTCTCACTGCTAGTCGTCTAATAGCCTCCATTCCTATTGATGCTAATGTTAAGAATATAACGCTAGCGGAAAATCTAGAGAAGGCGGCTATAACCGATCTAGAGCGTATCATAACTCTCTATAAGGATGGTTTAGTATCAGGAGACGGGGCACG